TTGTCAATCCCATTTGTGTTTGTGGAATACTAAATACTGATGCTGATTGGTATAATATTTTTGTAGATTTATCTAATGGAGTCATTAATCCATGATTTTTATATGCATCATTTTTATACTTATAAAATAAATGATTAATTGAATAATATATATTAAACGCATATGAATCATTATCTGGATTTTTTCTAAAAGCTGAATCTAAATTAGAGTTAAAAAAATATGCTTCATTAGTAAAAGGATTAATTTCAGGTATAGATCCAACATAATTTGCATATAAAGCTAAATGATTATCAGATGTACTACCTGATGTTGCTGTAAATGTTTTATTAATTTGTATTGGCGTTATTTTAGTATCGGATCTATCAACACGTTTAAATACTTGAGGATGTGTTCCGTTTTTATCTTTAATAATGTTTGGCATAATAGTAAAACCCCGCTATACTTTTATTATAAATATAACGGGGATAAAATCAATGATTAATATTCAAGTTTTACACGAACATTTAATTCTCTTTTTTTAGATTTAAGTAAAGGCTTACTTAATTTAGCAATTGCTAATAATTCTCTAGAGTCATTATATAATCCTACCGTTGTTATATATGATTTTGGATCTCCTATATAACCATCTTGTAATATATCACCTTGGTCACCAGTTACATATGAAGGATTATTTGAATAATTAAAGTCTCCATTTTTTACTCTAACAAAATAGAATGTGCTAGAAACAGTTTCTTTATTTCTTGCTTTAAATCCTTTTGTAGCTACAGGATACGATCCAGATATCGAATGATGTAATCTATAATGATTACTTCCATTTGAATTAGAACCAGTATTTGTTACAAATCCTAATTTAGTATCTAAAACATCACCATCTAATACAATAGTACTATGATCACAATAAACACGGCCGTAATAATGAGGCGCACTTGGATTATAAACTCCATTCGCAATACTACCAGAAACAACAAAATATACATTTCCTGCATCTTCATTAGATGCTGATGCTATAGTTGAATCATCAATTAAAGTAAATGTATTAGCAGCTCCACTAATTGCAACACTTCCTGTTGCGTCTAAAGCTTGCGAGCTAGATAAAGTACTTAATGGTATTTCAAAATTTCCTGGATCTAATTTTTCTTTTGCTCTATTTCTCTGAAAGTTTATAACATATATAGAATCGGTACTACCAGATGCAGGTGTTGAAAATCTAGTAACGTCTTTATTTAATAATAATTGTCTATATTGACTATAAATTGCTCTTGATGGAGCGTCATCAATACTTCCATTAGTTGAAGAACCACTTCCTAATGCATTACCATATGCTAAAGCATATTGAGTAGCAGATCCTGTTAATGAAGGTAATTTTTGATTAACATTAACATAATATTGAGATTGTGCTGCAGTCATTGATTGAGTAAAATAATTTTGCAATTCAGTTAAATTATCACTCCATAACCCAGCCGTAACAGTTTCTTTAGATGCATCTATAATATCACCATTTATATCAAATAATTGAAATGTTTTACCACCATTTATTATAGAGTTTTGATTTGTTACTTGTTGTATATAATCATCAACAGCTTGATTTTGTATAGATGTAATTGTTTCTTCAGCAATTTCACCACCAGTAAGCGGATCTTGTATTACCGGACGACCTTCTGGTCTAGGTTCTTTTACTGTAATAGTGTCAGGAGTTCGTAATTCTTGTGGTCTAGCCATAGGTTCTTGTTCTACCCTAGTTCTACCTACTTCTCTTTCTGGAGATCTTTCAATTTCTCTAGCTGACTCTCTAGTACGAGAACTACGTTCTCTTTGACTTTGGTTTGGTAATTGTTTTAAATCTATTATTTTATTCATTAGTTAACTCCTATTAACCTCTTTGCACTGTTGCTAAATTAGCTGCTTTAACAGTTATACTTACAGTTGTGCTACCACCTGTTTCATTTCCAATTAATGTAATAGTAGCTGTTTTATCTTTTGATAACTGTTTTCCAACTATCCTAAATGCACCTTTACTTAAAGAAGCTATACTAGTTGCTTCAGCATTTGCAGATATACTAGGTACAGTTGGTAAAATATTACTTGTAATTTCTTGTCCTGCTGCTGGTGTAATTAAAGCAACAGATGAATCAGATAAAATTGCTGAATATCCAAATGTAGAATTTGCCATATTCATTCCAAACGTAGAAGCTTGTATAACAGCTGCTTGTCCAGTATTTAAAGTTATCGATTGTTTGTCTACTTGTACAGTAGGTATTCTTGTTGTAGTATTATTATCTAATGTTAATAATCTACTTTTCATTGCTTGAGTTTCATCAGGCAATGCTTCAGTTAATGGCATATTTTCAATAACTATACCATAATAGTCAGAACCTAATGAATGATTTGGATTCCATAAATCATAATCAATTTCATCATCTGCCAATGCAAATTGTGTTATGTTAAAAGAACCATCTCCTTTTGCTAGTAGTTCACGACCTTTATTTGTTAATATCGCATCTACAGTAACAGAAGTATTATCTAAATATCCCATTGTTATTTCCCTTTTTTTATATAAATATTACGTTGATAGAAAAATTGCTTTATTCCCTAACATCAAAATTTCCTTTTATTCCTGGTGGTTGAGTAAAAATTCTATTACCATTATTTTCAGCAATTTCAATAACTGGTTTGCCATCTGGAGTATCTTTTGAGTCTACATTAAAATCTGGACTAGTTATTTTACATCCATTAAACCTATGATTAGCTATACCTGTAGGTAAAAAATCTTGCACATGTGCTTTTCTTCTTGTTATTCCAATTGACGATGAATAATTTATTTTTAAAAATTCAGATACTCTACTAGCAGTTATAAATGGTACAACAGCTTCTGATTCCCAATATGGAGTAGATCCAACAATGTATGTGCTACCCGATTGAATTAAATATTTACGAGAATAACTACTTCCTACAAATGGATCTTCTCTAGTTTCTACTATTACTCGATATGCAGCATACGATCCAGTTATAGACAATACACTATTTCTAGCAATATCAATACCACCTAATTCATCAATTTTAGATGATTCTATGAAGTTTGGATTTATTATTTCTATAGGATCATTATCATTTTGTATATCATTTTCTTGAATTCCTTGAACAAACTCTTCTTTAATTGGTTCAATTTTATTAGCAGTTTTTTCTTCAAGTTCAATTAAAGCAGTTTTTACCGATCCACTTAATGCTGTTTCTTTAATAACTTCGATTGATGTATTTTTATCTTCTTTACTAGCAGTTACATTTATAACTTTTTCTATATCTATACTACCACTATGTGTTTGATTTAATTTTGAAATTCTAGCTAATACAGAATCTTTACTTCTTTCGATAATAGTTGGTTGTATTAATAATCCTAATATTTTTTCTGTTCTTGCAGGTAATAATTGTTCTAATTGCTTAAAAAATGATAAATCAAATAATGAAAATATTCGTAAAAATGCATTCATATCATTTTTATCTGCATATTTTTTCCAATATTCTCTAGAAGTATTTATTAAATCTGGATATGAATATCTATCATTATTAGTTGGGTCTCCTATTAAATCATCTAGTAATGTAAATCCTAACTGTGCAATAATATCTTCATTAATCATTGTTTGTGGAGAATAATATACTCCTAATTTATTTGAATCTAAAGGAGCTGTGTCAAATTGATTTAAAGTAGATCTATTTTCTACATTTAATGTATTAGTTAATGTTTGAGATTCTAATCTTATTTTATTATCATCAAATGTGCCTGCTCCTAAAGAAATTCCGTCAAAATAATATGTTTCTTCTATAGAATCATATGGAGTATTATTAGTCCATGCAGGATAACCAGAACCTGTAAACGAAGCCGATATTGTTAATTTAGTATCAGGTTGTACCCCAGTTAAACTAGAAGTTAATGCATGATTAATATTTTGTGTTAATGGAGTTCTAAAAACTAATTCTTGATATGCATCTATATTTCCATCATATGCAGATGGTGCTTTTGTATGATTATTATATGGAGCGTCATTTAAACTTCCAGTCCATATACGTAATTCTTGTACATGGCCTTGTAATCTACTACCTCCTGTTGTTCCTCCTATTAATACAGTACCAGGATTAGAAAAACTACCTTCTGCAGAAGCAGACACAGTATTAACAATTTTTCCATATTTAGATTTTTTTGCCAATACTTCAACTGTATTATTAGATCCTGTTCGTAATAATGCTGTTAAATAATCTCCTTCAAACATTTCAATTTCAGCAGATGATGTTCCGTTAACTTGGATTTTACCCATAGTGCCTCTAGAAAATTCTAAAGTTACATCATGTCCTCCTGCAGAAAATAAATTCATAGTGCTAGGTAATATTGGATTTTTTAAAACATTATCTGTTCTAAATCTTAATTCAACTGCTCCAATATTTTGATTATAATCAGTTCTAACAATACCAGTTGTATTTTTAATTAAATCTAATGCATAATCAAAATTTAATTTTTCATATGTAGGAGGCCTTGCAATTCTAGGTCCGCCATATTCTTGAATAGTTATTAATGATTGCGGTACTCCATAACAAGCTAATAATGCCTGAACACTTCTTTTTGTACCTTTAGCTTTTAATAATCCAGGAATATTATTAACAATTCGTCTCCATATATTATATGTAACCTCTCTACTAGGTACCGAAGGATCTCCAACGCTATTAGATCCAGTTAAAGGAATTCCATTTTCGTCTGTGCCTAATGTATATTCCCATAATTCTTTTGATTGATTTCCATTAGTTAAATTCCATCCAAATTGTTTTGCTACTGAATATAATAATTCATTTGGCATACTTTTTTTAGGATGTTCATCTCTAGAATTAATTAATGTCATTGCATTAATATATGTATATAATATATCATAATGCTGACCCAACATATTAATAAATGTAGATAATTGTTCATTATTTTCATCTAATAACATAAATTCTGGAATACTTCTTATTAATCGATTATTATTTCTAGTATCATATATAGAAGCACTAGAATATATTCCATTATACCAAGATTCAAAATTACTACTTGTTACCGAATATAATTCATATGGATATGTATTATTAGATTTTGGCGATGGTTCTATATAACTACCTGTAACAAATTCTACTATAGGAGAAGCTAATGGAATGTCATGAGTAAATATATTTGAAGATGAATCATAATATAAATATTGTTCAAATTGATCCATTCCACCAATTAAATTTGTATATAAATTATCATAATCAGCTGCATTTGTAATAGCTGCTGAACCAGATAATAAAGCTGCAGAAGCAGATTGTGCTGTATAATATTCTAATAATTCAATTTTATATTTGAAATTTTCTAATCGTTCTGTTGCTGAACTATAAAATATAAAGTTATTAAAATCAGAAAAATCTATATTTAATTTAACACCACCTAAACTGCCAGAAAAATATGAATCAACAATTTGTTGAGATGTT